ACGCTCTTGAAAAGATGGGCGGTGCTGTACTTGGTATTGTAAGTGGAGGCCTAAATTTACTTACAGGTGCTCTTGGTATGGCAACTGGTGCTGTCACAGGACTTGTAAGCGAAGTTCTTACAGGGGGAAATAGATTAAGCGACTTTACACAGTTTATTCCTATTCCAGGTTTACAAACATTTACAGGATTGCTTGAAGGACAAGTTGATAATTTTAGAGAACTATCACAGGTTGGTGCTTCTTTTGGTAACAACATGTTCAATATCACAAGGTTGGCGGCAGAAGCGGCTATTCCACAAGGTGAACTTACTGAACTGATTAAAGGCAATACAGAGGGATTAAGATTGTTTGGCGATACTGTTGGTGGAGGTACACAGCGTTTTGCAAGACTATCCAAAGAATTTAGACAAAGCACGATGGGTAGAGACTTGATGGCAATGGGTTTCACTACAGGAGAGTTAAACGAAAACCTAATTAATTACAATGAATTTTTACAAGGTACTGGTAGAAATAGATTACTTACAGATCAACAGCTTGTTGATATGAGTGGTAAGTATGCACTTGAATTAGATAAAGTTTCTAAGTTGACAGGTAAAAGTAGAAAACAACTTGAAGACGAAATGAAACAGAAAAATTCAGACATAAGACGACAAGTTGCAATGGCACAGATGTCAGAAGAGCAACAACTACGTTTTGGTGCTAACCTCGAACTTGCAGGAGCCAAATTCAAACCATTTGAAGATGCACTACTAGATATGGCAGATGGTGTAGCAAATGATCCAGTAACAAGACAACTTATGGCAAACTCTCCTACGTTCGCAAAATTTGGTAAGGACATAGAAAATATGAGCCCTGAACAATTAAACAACTTCATGCATACAGTAGGAAACGAATTGGGAGACCTAGCCACGATATTTAAAGACGGTGGTGTTGATGTTGCTTTAGGATCAGGTCAGTCATTTGGTGAACTTTTAAGAATGGCTGGTGCATTAAAAATGGTAAGAGAAACTTCTGAAGGGGCCGCATCAGCAGTAAGTGAAGAACAAAAAGCCAGAAATGAATCAACAGCCAAGATGGCACAGGTAGAGGAAACATTGAATACCATTAAAACACAACTTGCGGCTGACTTGGTTGATAGTAAAATTTTCCAAACTTTAAAAGATAGTTTTACAAACTTAATACCTAGTATAGATAAAGCCCTCAGCATGTACGATGGTGCAAAGGAGTGGTTCAATACTAACATATATCCTGTTATCAACAGCACATTTACTGACTTGAAAAATTTCTTTACAGGAGAAGGTGAATCTAAATTTGGAGATATGTTTGAAAAAGTAAAAAACGCAATCAACCCTATACTTCAAACAATTCAAGAACAAGCAACTCCGATTATACAAAATTTAGTGACAATGGCAAAAGATTTTTTCAAAGATCCAGGAGCGTTTTTCGATAAACAAGTAATGCCATTTATTAAAGAAAACTTATTTAAAGGTGTAGGTTACTTTATAGGAGGCATTGTAGCATTTTTTGCCGGTAAAGCATTGTTAGGATTTTTAGCTACTACATTATTAACACTTGTTGGCGGAATACCTTTATTGGTCATCGGTGGTATAGCGGCGGCTATTGGATTGATCTTTAGTTTTGGTAAAATTAAAGAATGGTTCAGTGATCAAGGAGGTTTTGTAGGCATACTTAAAAATATTTGGGAAGGTATCACAGGAGCAATCACAAGTATTTTTGGAACTGCATTAGATTGGTTCAGTAGTTTATTTGATATTGATTTTGGAAATATACTGCGTAAGATTCCTGGATTGGGTAAAGTTCTCGATTTCTTGGGATTTGGAGGTGACGAACCTACAGAAGAACAAGCGACTGCTAGTGCATCACAGAAAATCAAAACAACTGGCGCTGTACCTGATGCTGAAACAGTTGCAAAAGCTGTAAATGTTGAAGAAGCAATCAAATCTGGTGACACTAGCAAACAGTATACTGAAATGGCTGGTGAATTTAAGTCCAAAGATGGAGCCACAAGTAGTCCAGCAGACAGTTTAGCGATGTTAAATAGTAATATAGTAAAAATGTTGGATGTGCAAAACAACCAGCTTAGGGCCATAAGAAGTTTAAATGGTAACTTACAGGCCTAATAGGAAATGATATGAGTTGGAAAAGATATTTTACACCTGTAGATGATGATGGAACAAGAAGTCCACTGAGTGCTACAGGATCTCAACCTGGACCAGCTAGGACAAATTATTCTAGCTTTTTACCAGACGTATATACCGGTGCACCTAATAGAGTTGAAAGATACGGACAATATAATGTTATGGATCAAGACTCTGAAGTAAATGCGGCACTTGATATACTTGCAGAATTTTGCACACAAATGAATTCACAAAATAGAACTAGTTTTAATTTAGACTTCAAACAAACAGCAACTAATTCAGAAATTAAAGTTTTAGAACAATACCTACAACAATGGACAAAATTAAACACTTTTGAAACACGCATGTTTAAAATTGTGCGTAACGTTTTCAAATTTGGTGATGCATTTTTTATCAGAGATCCAGAAACAAAAAAATGGTTTCATGTTGATCCTGCAAAAGTTTCAAGCATCATTGTAAACGAATCAGAAGGCAAAAAACCAGAACAATACATAGTAAAAGACATAAACTTAAACTTTGTAGACAAAGTAGCAACTACTCCTTATACTACTAATGGAAATGTCACAGGCGGCGGAGACGGATATCTAACAGGCGGCGTAAGAGGCATGGTAGGAAATACGCAAACACAAAGCAGTTCATCTAGATTCGGAATAGATAAAAATAAAGAAATAGCAGTAAGTGCCGAACATATGGTACATTTAAGTCTTAGCGAAGGCTTAGACAATAATGCACCGTTTGGTAATTCTTTGCTAGAATCTATTTTTAAAGTATACAAACAAAAAGAATTATTAGAAGATGCTATCATTATATATAGAACACAAAGAGCTCCTGAGCGTAGAGTGTTTTATGTAGATGTTGGTAACATGCCATCACACCTAGCAATGCAGTTCGTAGAACGTGTAAAAACAGAGATCCATCAGAGACGTATTCCGTCAAAAACTGGTGGAGGCACATCAGTGATCGATAGTGCTTACAATCCTCTATCAACAAACGAAGATTATTTCTTTCCGCAAACAGCTGAAGGAAGAGGATCTAAAGTTGAAACTCTACCAGGTGGAACTAATTTAGGTGAAATAGATGATTTAAAATATTTTACAAATAAATTAGTCAGAGGTTTGCGTATTCCTAGCTCTTATTTGCCAGCGGCCGCACAGGATGAAGGACAAAGTCAATTTAACGATGGCAGAGTAGGTACTGCATACATACAAGAATTACGTTTTAATAAGTATTGCGAAAGATTACAAGGGCTATTGGTTGAAGTGTTTAATCAAGAGTTTAAACGTTACCTTTTAGAAAAAGGTGTAAACGTAGACCTAGCCATGTTTGACTTATTATTCCAACCACCACAAAACTTTGCAAGTTATAGACAAAGTGAATTAGATAACCAACGTATAGGAACCTTTGCACAGATACAAGCTATACCTTTTGTGTCTAATAGATATGCAATGAAAAGATTCTTAGGATTAACAGAAGCCGAGATTGCAGAAAATGAAAGACTGTGGAGAGAAGAAAATGATGAGAACTTAATCAAACCTCCAACGGATGCACAAGGTGAAATGAGAGGTGCTGGAATAAGCGGAGCAGGTATATCAGGTGATATGGCAGGTGCAACAGACGAAGCACCAGAAGGTGGAGAGCCAACAGTGGCTCCAGGTGGAGAAGCAGGAGGTGGAGAACCAGCCGCTGATGCAGGTGGTGAAGCTCCAGCAGAAGCCCCTCCGGCATAAATAACAGTATGATACTACGAGAATTATTTTATTTTGATAAACAAACCCTTGAACCAATCGAGGATAAATCATATGACGCTACTGATGATGAAAGCATCATGAAGCGTGATGATACTCGTAAGACTAGATTGACCCTACAACAAATTAATAAAGCCAGAAAAGCATCTGAAGTACACGCTGAAGAACAAGAAAAAGAATTACAGTTTGTGAGACAGATGTATGGCATATCAGCACAACCACAAGTATAAGGAAATTTACCAATGACGGTAGCTTTCGTTTTAGGCAACGGCGAAAGTCGACAGCCTATAGACTTGCACTCAATGAAAAAATATGGAAAAGTATATGCCTGTAATGCAGTGTATAGAACACATCAGCCTGATTATCTAGTAGCAGTAGACGTTAAAATGATATTAGAAATAAATCACAGCAAATGGCAAATGAATAATCCTGTATGGACTAACCCAAACAAAGCATATCATGGCTTTCACGGATTTAATTATTTTCAACCGAGCAAAGGTTGGAGTTCAGGACCTACAGCATTATGGCTAGCAAGTACGCACGGTCATGATACAATATACATATTAGGCTTTGATTTTCATGGTAAGTTAGACGGAAAAGGACAGCGGACAAAGGTAAATAATTTATACGCTGGAACACAGAACTATAAAAATACTAATGAGCCACCAACGTATTTTGGTAATTGGGAACGTCAAACAGCGTCAACATGTGAAGCACACGCAGGTGTTAGGTACATTAGAGTAGTGGCAGACGAAGACGATTTTATACCTAAACAGCTGAAAAAGGTTTCAAATATTTCGCATATCACCATGAGTGAATTCAAGCGATATTATGATTTTTAGGTTTACGTGCCAAAAAAGCCCGTTTTGGCACCATTTTCCATGTATTTTATAACAAAAGTGTAAATACTACTAGACAGCCTTACCAATATTTTTAACAGGAGAAAACTAATGGCAGATAAATCAAAACTAGAGCAAATGCTCGAAAAATTAGTCAATAACGATCGCGAAGGCGCTGATTCGTTATTTCATGAATTTGTAATTGAAAAATCACGTGGCATTTATGAAAAAATGCTAGAAGATGATTTAAAAGATCTTGAAGTAGATGAAGCTACTGATGAAGAAGTAGATGAAGGATCTCATGATAAAAAAGATGACAAAAAGTCTAAAAAAGACGATGAGGATATGAAAGAAGCTAACGACGAGGAAGTCGACGAAGCTTCAGACGATGAAGAAGTTAAAGAAGAGTCAGATGAAGAAGTAGACGAAGCTTCAGACGAAGACGTAGAAGAAGCAACTGACGAAAAAACAGATGAAAACTTCGATGAAATTACACCAGAAGCTGACCCAATGGGCGGCGATGCGGCAGATGACATGTTAGATGACATGGAAGATGACGGCGAAGATAAAGGTGATATGGATGGCGACGATGCGGAAGAAATTGAAGACCGTGTTGTTGATCTAGAAGATGCTCTTGATGATCTAAAAGATCAGTTTCAGAAAATGATGGCTGATAAAGAAGGTGGAGACGACGACATGGATGACATGGGTGACGACGATGCCGCTGATATGGATGATGAAGAGAAGGAAGATGAGGCTCTTGAGCCAACTTCCGAACTTGGCGAACTCCCAGTAGAAGAAATTGAGCCAGCTTATGAAGGCAAAAAATCCGAAGGGGAAGTGATGCGTGAGTATGTTAACAAGATTGCGATGCCAAAAGGCGAAGACAACAAGGCGAAAAGCCCTGTAGCCGGAGCTAATAACATGGGCGGAACAACAGCTAACATAGTTGCAGGCGGTGAAGGTGACACCAAAGGTTCAGCAATGACTCCTAAAGAAGACAATGCAGGAAACGTTAATGTACCAGGTGGCAAAGCTTCAAAGTCAATGTCAAACGCCAAAGGCCATGGCGCTGAGAAAAAAGGCGCAGGCGAATCAGGTACTGATAAAAAGAGTGTTATCGGTAGCTAATTGAGGACTGAGGATAGATGTTAAACTTAACTGAAACACTATCATTCGACCAAGCGAAGATGGTCGTGGAGCATACCGAGAATAGTGAAGGTGGAAAAGACCTTTACTTAAAAGGTAT